ACCCACTAGGTAAACCACGCCTTGGAGTTAAGCTCTTTAACTGCTGGCCAGGAGCCTTTACCTTAAGTGACCTTTCGGCTGGAGATTCAGGTATACTCGTACAACAGCTAACCGTCCACCACGAAGGATTTAAGTTAGCATGGACAACAACAGAGATTGACGCACTAAAGACTCTTAACTAATACAATTTAGGAAGGCGCACAATGAGTACAGTAGATGACGCTGACGCGTTTAATGAAGCTATAAAAGAACCTGCCCCATCGATATCTCACCCCCAGTCGGTCCTCGTTGAGTTGCATCGTGGTCTCATAAACCCCCTTAGTGGGGAATGGCAGACTACTGCTGAGGTTAGAGAACTCAACGGAGAAGACGAAGAGTTTTTAGCGTCTCTGGAGAACAACAAGAAGCTTACGTACGCTATGTACGTAAACACCTTGGTTACCAGAGCCACACTAAAAATTGGAGATATTGAAGTAAGAAGCAGTAAGTCTGTAATCGAAGACCTTATCATTGGGGATCGTGACACACTACTGTTGGCTATTGTTAAAGCTACTTACGGTCCAGAAAGAACTTTCAAGGTAACCTGTCAAACCTGTAGGGCATCAAACGACATAACTATTAACCTTGATGATGACTTCCCAATCCGTAAGCCGTCTGTGGATTTAAGAACTCCGTTTACAATTAAACTAAAAGATGGGCACATTGCTAAGTTTAGATACCCAGTTGGGGCAGACAACATTGCAATGGGTAAGGCTGATTCTGTTGCTCAGCAGAGCACAATCCTAATAGCCCGGTGTGTGATACTGCCGGATACCAAGGACTCTAGCCACAACGAGGCGTGGGCAAAGTCCTTGGGACTGAAGGACCGTAACAGTATCCTACAGCAGCTGTTGGGTCAGCAGGTTGGCCCCGATCTACGGGAGGTGAACACCCAGTGCGCTAGCTGCAGCGCTGATATCAATGTAAACATTGACTGGGTATCACTTCTACTGGCCTGACTTAAAAGGTATATACTGGGAATACGAAGGGGTTGCCTCCGTTTACAATGGGTTTAACTTAAGTGACATACGTAAAATGACGGTTCGTCAAAGAGACTTCTGGTTTCGTATGGCAAAATGGAGAACTAGCAACGGAGGAAAATAACCAATGGCTATGTCCGAAGATGAAATAAACAAGAGAGTATCTTCAGAGACTAGCCGTACCTCGGCATCCGTTGGGTTAAACGTAGACCTTCGGTCTATGCAGTCATTTTATGACTCGATTGTAAAAATACGTAAAGAGGCTGAGGAGCTTAGAAACGCACTGAGTTCAGCTTTCAGCACCATAAAGCAGATGAAGTCTGATTATGGTTTAGAGTTTGAGGGCATGGCTTCAGACACTGGCGGTGGTTTTAGAGACGTTGTGTCATCTGGAGGAAGGCGCCGAAAGGGTAGTCTCTACACAGCTTCTGAACCAGAGCCCATTAAACCTGCACGACAACCAGCTGCAGAAGCAGGAAAAGAAGTTGCGGGTAAGCCAGGAATAGGCGCTGGCATACTAAGTGGTGCTGGCGGGCAAATGCCATCTGGCGGTACTGGTATTGCAGGTGGCATAACCTCTCTTACTGGAGGTGGGTTTAAGGCACCAGCAGGCGGTGCAAACGTAGCAGGTGTTGCCACTGCTGCCTTATCTGCTGGTATATCTGCTATAGACAGTCGTATTGCTACTGGTAGAGACTACGCATTATCAGCTGACAAACTTTCAGTTCTACTACAGCAAATAACTGGTGGTACACAACGAGACATAATGGCCATGCGAGCACCACTAACCAACTATAGATTAGGTGCTGGTGGTATAAACCAACTACTTGGACTTCAGGCAAGCACTGGAATTAACGCTCAGCAACAGGCTTCTAGCGTTGAGTTTATGCGAACACTTAGTGGGTTCACGATGGACGCTGGTGGGGCGACTTCCATAATAAGAAGTTTGGCTGACCCAGAAACAGTAAACAGAATGTTTATGATGACAGGTACATCACTGATTGGACCTGGTGGTCAAGTACGGGACACAAAGTCACTAATACAAGACTTGGCTAAAAGAGCCGGGCTAACTGACCCAAGATTGGCAAAATCTGCAATTGCTCCTGGATCTGTAACAAGAGCTAACCTTGCCCAGATGGGGGTTGTTGGGGATCTTCAAGAACAAGTAATTCAATACGCTCAGTCCAACATACAGTTTCAGAAACGTGGCGGACGTGGAATGTACGATCCCTCAAGTGAAGAAGATCGTAAAAAAATGGGTATTGAAGAGAACTTTGCTACTCAAGAAGCCGAAACAGAACGTGTTCGCGGTAAGCGCAGTGAGCAGTTCTACCGAGATCAAGCTGACAGCTATGCCTCTTTAGAAAAACAAACGCAAACTCTTACCGAGGTTTTTGGTAAGTTAGAACACCAACTAAGAGGAATAATATCAGCAAGAACTGAAAACCGACTTGGTATGAAACTACTCGGTGGAGCACTAATGTTGGGTGGAGCTGCACTTGCCCCGTTTAGCGCTGGAGGTAGTTTGGCTGCTGTGGGTATTGGTGCCGCTATGGTTGGCAATCCTGTGGGTGATGGATTGGAGCCAACTAAGAGTGACTACTCAACTTCAAAACCGCCAACTGGCGACGGAAGTATTTCAAGACCAATAGGAGGCCTTGGTGGGCAAGCTCCACAAACATCATGGGGTGGTTTAAAACCAGTAATGAGAGAGCGTATCCGTAAGCTCGCTGACGCAGCCGCTAGAGACGGTATTCAGTTAAGGGCTTCTGACGGATGGAGATCTTCAAAAAACCAAGAGACTGAGTTCTTAAAACGATATGACGTTACCACAGACCCAAGTCCATATTCAGACCCATTGGATAAGTCCATAAAAACCCCAATAAAATGGGGTGGGGTTATGTGGAAGAAAGTAACTGCATCGTACGACATGGCTCCCCCCGGTAGTTCAATGCACGAAATTGGTCTAGCCGTTGACCTTGATTTAAGAAACCCTAAAACAAAGTCATGGGTAAAGCGCAACCTACACTTGTATGGCCTCCGTGACTTCGAGGCGGTTAACGGAGAACCACACCACATTCAACCAAGCGATATTCCAGCAGGTAGAAGTGAGTACGAAAATAGAGGGGCTGTATACGGTACTAACATTGCTCCTGGTGGAGCTCCTGATATTCCAAGAGAGATGGCTGATGCTTGGATTGCACAAGGGCTAATCCCTCCACCGACAACCTCTACACCTGGAGTGGTCTCACAGCCTGCATCACAACCGTCATCCCCAGTGTCTATCCCGTCCATGGCACCCGTTAGTCAGCCAAGTGTTTCTCCGTCTATGCCATCCTCGGATAATGGGTACAGAACAACCCTAAGATCCATAACCGGTGATGGACTATCAGCTCCTTTGGATATTCGCCCTACCTCAAGATTATTGTCACAGCCTAGTAATGTAAGCCGAGTGACTAACGAAGGTCATACTTTTAACATGCCAGTTACTATAAACTTGTCAACAAACGGAAGTGTTTCTGAGGTGGATACTAGAGAGCTTGCAAGAAAAGTTGCCAACCACTTAGAAAAAGAAGTAAACTTAATAAACATTAGGAGTTGGTGATGGGTTACCAGGACAACCAGTTTTTTGGAATTCAAAACGAAAACTTTATAAGCACTAGTGACGTTCAGAACCCAGAGTTCAAGTTTACCGACCGCAGCAGAGTTATAAGAACAGTAACGTATGCAAACGGTGTACCCAAAGACTCATCTAAACCTTTGGGCAGGGGATTTATAAGAAACATAGTAACAAACGTTACTGCCCGTGGAGAAAATAACCCGTTTGGTAACACTCGTACACGAATGCGTTGTAACTTTCAATTTAACCCACAGGACATCGAGCAGTCTGTTGAAGCTAGACGTGACATGTACTTGCCTATACTACAAGATCCTTCACAATTTACACAGCCAATTGCAGGAAACACAAGCTTTAGGTTTGAGTTGGTGTTTGACCGAACGGCAGAAGTAAACGAAAAGGATTCTAATGGCGCAACCATATTTAATAACAACGGAGAACTAAACTCTACGGTTGCTAGTAACCCCAGTATTGTTGGAGTGTTGGCTGACCTTAGAATTCTTCATGCGATTATTGGCCAGGGGTTTAATAAAGACAGTGTTGAAGCTCAAGTTTCAAAGTTTGTTACCGATGCTAGAAGGTACGCTAGTTCAAACTTTGAAGAACTAAACCTGCAAGTTGATTCAAGTGGTAACTTAACGCCGGAAA